AATTCAAAGAGTCGCGTTCATGATGGTTGGTAAACCTCGAACAGCTGATTCTCTCAAATTGTGTATTAGAGACACTAAAAAAGAATTGAGTGACAAGACACTCACTCTACCCGATGCACTTAAAGCTGAATTAGCAGTATTTGTCCCTCCACTTGCATTTTTGTTGCACCTCGAAGATGAGGTTGCATCATTCAACAAATTACTATTACCAGTGAACCAGAAATTGTATAACAAACTGAACAATGCGTTAAAATTGGTTCAGCCTGCTTTTTGCTGTTTCAAATACGTTACTTGTTTCACAAGGACGAAAGACGAAGAAACATCATTAGCAGTTGACGAATACAACAATGATCGAACATCAGTCGCAGTAGTCAAAGAAAAAATTGGTAGTGGTTACAAATTTTTATCGACCACGGCACACAACATTGTTAAACCAATGCGTCGTGGGTCATATGTTAAAATTGTTGAAGAGAAGCCAGAAACAGAAGATACATTGGTTATGAAACAGGTTGCCACCACTTTTAGCGGCCATATACCAATTGTTCCCACGAAAACTCAATCTAACACGTTATTAGCAATTACCAATAGAGTAGTCGTGGATGTCGAGCCCCCTGTTGAGGGGCACTGGCAAAAAATGCAGAAACGTTTCAATGAACGCAAATATATAGATTTTGATAAAATTGAAATTGAAACGGACTTGGAGAAGTCATTCGCCAGTTGGAACTCTAATTTCTAACCTTGCCGTAAGAAAGAACATTTAGCAGCTTGGTCTAAATTAAAAGATCAAGGCATGCTCACTAAGGATTATTATCGCAAATTGTTTATGAAGTGTGAAAAACTAGACAAGAGCGATGAGAATGGACTACAACCATTCAATCCTCGTGCGATATCAGGCACATCACATGAAGCTAACGTACTGTTAGGACCCTTCATGGTTCAATACTCCAAACAACTGGCTAAACAGTGGGATGGTTCCGGTATGTTTTATTATACTAGCGGAGCTACAGCACAACAAGCCGGGGCGTGGATGTATGACAACTTTAATGACGGGGACATAATAGTGGAATCTGATTTCACTCAGTACGATTCAACCCAAGGCAAGGATAGTCATGCAATAGAGAGACAGGATTACATCAAAGCAGGAATTGAGAATTTCCCAGGAGCACTGGATGTAGTTGATCACCAAAAACACATGCGTGGTTTTTCAAATGACGGAATAGAGTATTTCGTAGCCAATGGGCGTAATTCAGGTGATCCCAACACGTCTTGTGGAAACACCCGCCACACATGCTCAACTACTGAGTATGTTCTGTCACGAGTTTTTGGCGATGGTGATTTCAAGATTAAAGGCATGGGAGATGACAACATTAGTATCGTCCCCATGAGTCTTGCTAATGGGCGTGATTTAGATGATATCAAACAACAAATAACGAGCGAATTTGCAAAGTTCGGGTTTATTGCTAAGGTCAAAATACACACTGACCCTAGTAAGGCCGAATTTTGCTCGTCAGCCTATTGGCCCGCCGTTATAGATGGATGTGAAACTTACGTTATGGGACCCAAACCGGGGCGATTGTTACCTAAAATGGGGTATTCAATCAAAGACCTGCAACCTGGTGAGGTTAAGGGTATGTTTAAGGGATACGAGACTAGTTGCAAACACGTACC